CTCGACTTTCTAATAAAAAAAAGATAGACAAAAAACAGGCTGAAAAAATGTATCGTTATATAAGACAATTAAAAAACTCTGCTTATCGTACTCAAAAGTTTTGGTCAGACGAACCTGATTTTAAAGAATATGATTTTACAGCTTTAAAAGAATGGTGCGGTTTAGACTTACCAGCTACTGCACAAAAGAAACAATGGTGGTGGATCCTGCGCAGAAACTTTACCCCGCGCCAAATTATTTATTTTTTAAGATTACTACGCCGTTATGGCCAAAAAGAATTAGATGCAGAACCCCAAATTATTATTGATACTATTCATTCAGTTAAAGGAGGAGAAGCCCATAACGTAGTCCTTTATGGAAAAGCCAATTACCCTTCCAATTATAAATCTAAATCTAAAAAAGAAAAGATTAATGAAAAAAAAGTATGGTATACAGGCGCAACCCGTGCTAGAAACACAATTCATCTACTGAGTACGGATTATAAATATAATTATCCCTTAGGAGATGACTATTTAGTTTATGTTAGAGAGAAAAAAAATTAAATTAAATGATATCTACGCGGCTTATGATGAACTCATAGCCGACCCTCAGGATGGAACTTATGGCTACAAAAAAGAAAAGAGAAAAACTAGGCTATCATCTCAGATTAAAAAGAATGATAGAGAAAATAAAAAGAGAAACTAAGTGGCGCGACATTTTTAAAATTGTAGCGGCTGCTCAAAAAAGAATTAAATGAGAGTTTTAGCTATCTCTCCTAGTCATGACAGTAGTGTATGTGTTTATAACAATGGACGCATAGAATTTTTCGCCAAAGAAGAAAGATTTACTGAATTTAAACGTGATGAATTTCCATTTATAGTTTTAGAAAAAGTTTATGAACTTTTTAAACAAACGATAGATTACGCAACGTACACTTGGAGCCGTTTTGATTGTGAAAAATTTGACACCTTCAGTGCGTACGTTTATAAAAAATTTAAGCTCCCTCTTTCTTTTGTCAATAAAGACCTTCCTCATCATCGTAACCATGCTGCTTTAGCTTTCTATAATAGTAACTTTACGGATGCTTTAGTGGTGGTAGTGGATCGAAATGGATCTATTCGTTTAGATAATACACGAGAAGCAGAAAGTGTTTATGAATGTCACTACCCCTATACTTTTATTCCTACTTATAAAAATTATTGGAGCTCCACCACGTTTAGTATCGTAAAGGTTTATGAAGCCGCCACTACACTCATCGGACAAAATGCTTTAGAAAATGGAAAAGTAATGGGCCTCGCAGCTTACGGGGATATTTTTAAAATTCACGAAAAATTATTCAGAGACCTAGGGCCTTTCCATGAAAAATTTGAACATATTACTTTTGCTCCTAATAAAAAACTGCCAACCAGTATTTTTAAAGGTTTAAAAAATAAAATCACGTCTACTATCACTCCTCAAAATTATCAATTTTATGCAGATAAGTGTCGTCAGGTACAACTAGAAACTCAAGAGGCTGTTCTTACTTTAATTAAAAGATGTTCCGCTAGCACGGGTATTAAAAACATTTGCATCACGGGTGGATATGGATTAAACGTGGTAGCTAACAGTTTTTATGTTAAAAGTTTACCTAAATTTAATTTTTATTTTGAGCCTTTGTCGGATGACAGCGGCACAAGTATTGGAGCAGCCATGTTATTGTACCGACATTTAACTAAAGATTCTAAAAAATATTCTGTCCCTAATAATTTTTACCATTTTTATGAAAATTGTTATAATCGCTATGGCACACGCCAAGATGTTTCTAAACTCTGTGAGTTACTAATGAAACAAAAAATTGTAGGTCTCTTTGAAGGAGCTCCAGAAGCAGGACCACGAGCTCTAGGTCATCGATCTGTATTATTTGATCCTCGCAATCCTAATGGAAAAGATATTATTAATACTTTAAAAGAACGAGAATGGTATCGACCTTTTGCTGGAGTAATTCTCGAAGAAAAATTTAAAGATTATTTTGAAACTATGGGTTTAACAAAATCTAGAGATATGACTATAAACTTTGACTGCAAACCAGGCGTTGCTGCAAAATTTCCAGCTATTGTTCATGTTGATCATACCTGCCGGGTCCAAACTGTAGCTAGTGGATTTTTATATGATCTTCTTAAACTTTTTTATAAAAAAACAGGTTGTCCATTTCTGCTGAATACCAGCTTGAATGTAGCCGGAGCCCCTTTGATTCAAACTAAAACAGATGCTGTAAAATTTTTTCACGATTCACAGAACAAGCACTGGGGTGGTATTTATTTTGTAGATGACACGAGGTTATATGACGGATAAAGATATGTTTAAAGGAGTAACCTATGACAGTCTCAATAAGCAGGTAGATGGAAATCACTATCAAGGCATGAAGATTCAACCCGCTCAATTTATAAATGAAAATCATTTAGAGTTTGCTGAGGGAAACGCAATAAAATATATTTGTAGACATAAAAAGAAAGGTAAAGAAAAAGATTTACTTAAAGCTAAACATTATATTGATATGATTATTGAAAGGGATTATTCGTGAAGCAAAGAGACCAGTTTGATTTCTTAGTAACTCCTAAACATAAAAATCTTGTGCGCTTTAAATCTTGGGGAAGAAAAAATTGGTTCGCTCCTGAATTTGATATTCCAATTTGGGAATCTACTATTAGCATGACTTTAACCAAACAAATATATAAAACAGTTAAGAACCATAAATTTTATCGTACACCGGCCGCCCAAAATGATTTTTGGAAAAGCTATAATCTTTTTGCTCAATCTCATAGTTTTGTGAAACATTTAAAAAAGGTCATTAAAAAACAACTTTTACTTTATCTAGAGTCCTTGAAGTTGACTGAGCGTTCTTTTTTTATTAATGGTTGGATTAATAATATGAAAAAAAATGAGTTTCTTAAGCCACATGCTCACGGTATTCATGAACATAGTTTTATCAGTGGTCAGATTGTTCTGAGTAATAGTATTTTACCGATAGCTTTTATTTTACCTCATTTATCTATAGAATATGGAATTTTATATCGTATGAATAAACAAAGTGCTCTTAAGTTATTTCCATCCTATCTTCCGCATTTTATTTCTAAAGTTGCTCAGAAAGAGCGTTGGACTTTGGCTTTTGATATTTTTACCGAAGATTTTATTAAAGTATTTACACAAAATAGAAAAGACCTTATGGATCCTATTTCAAGAGCGGTGGTTTTATGAGTTTACAATTGTCGATGAATTTTAAAAAACATATTTGGTCATGCCCGGCTGAATATAAAGACCTATCTCATGCTAAAGAAATTGCTATTGATTTAGAAACTAGAGACGAGGGTATAGGATCTAATCGAGGAGCGGGTTGGGCCACGGGCCACGGAAATATTATAGGATTCGCAGTCGCCATCGAAGGCTGGCAAGGTTATTATCCTTTTGCTCATTATGGGGGAGGCAACATGATCCCTGACCAAGTCAAAAAATATATTAAAGATGTGTGTGCTTTACCGTGTCCTAAAATTTTTCATAATGCTCAATATGACGTCGGCTGGTTGGAGCAAGAAGGCTTTAAAGTAAATGGAGATATTATTGACACCATGGTGGCAGCAGCCATCGTGGATGAGAACCGTTTTTCTTATTCTCTTAATGCTTTATCTAAAGATTATTTAGGTGAGATTAAAGCTGAAACCGATCTGATTATTGCAGCCAAAGAGCATGGCGTCGATCCTAAGGGAGAGATGTGGAAATTGCCAGCTGAGTATGTTGGATTTTATGCGGAACAAGATGCACGTCTCACGTACCTGTTATGGCAACAACTTAAAAAAGAAATTATGCAACAGAGTCTAGAAACCGTATGGGAATTGGAATCTAACTTACTCCCAGTATTGATTGCAATGCGTCAACGAGGGGTAAGAGTACAAGTGGAATTAGCTGAAACATTACGAAAAGAAATGCAGAGCCAAGAACAAGAAATACTGTTGGCAATAAAAAAAGAATCAGGACTAGACATAGACATTTGGGCAGCACGCCAGATCGCCAAAGCTTTCGATAAGCTGAAGATAGAGTATCCAAGGACTCCGAAATCTGATGAACCGTCATTTACTCAAAACTGGTTGATTAATTGTAGACATAAAATTGCAAAACTTATTGTACAGGCGAGGGAAATAAATAAATTTCACAATACCTTCTTATCTTCTATCATGAAATACCAGGTGAAGGGAAGGATTCATGCAGAAATAAATCAATTAAGATCGGATCATGGTGGGACTGTCTCCGGTCGACTAAGTATGTCCAATCCTAATCTCCAACAGGTACCAGCTCGTAATAAAGAATTTGGTCCTTTAATCCGTTCCTTGTTTATCCCGGAGCAGGGACACCAGTGGGGATCTTTTGATTACTCGCAACAAGAACCACGAATGACAGTGCACTACGCCTCCTCTATTGGTAATGGCTACGAAGGCAGCAATGAATTAGTTGAAGCTTATCAAAAAGCTAGTACTGATTTTCATCAAACCGTGGCCAATTTAGTAGGAATAGAACGAGTTCAAGCCAAAACAATAGGACTCGGTCTAATGTATGGCATGGGAAAAAACAAACTAGCCACTTCTTTAGGGGTATCTAAAGACGAAGCCACCACCCTTATCTCTAAATATAACCGTAAAGTTCCATTTGTTAAGATGCTTTCGGATCGCTGCATGCAGACCGCAGCTGAAAAAGGAGTCATTCGAACTAAGAAAGGAAGAAAGTGTAGATTTGATCGATGGGAGCCTAAGGATTTTGGTCTTCATACAGCAGAATCTTTTGAAAATGCAGTCGCTAAATATGGACGAGACAATATTAAAAGAGCTTTTACTTACAAAGCTCTTAATCGTTTAATTCAAGGATCATCCGCAGATCAAACTAAACAAGCGATGCTGGCTTGTCATGAAGCAGGTTATTTACCTATCCTGCAGCTCCACGATGAACTATGCTTTAATGTTAAATCATCAAGCGATGCAGCTAAAATTAAAAAAACAATGGAAACTTGTATAGAATTTAAACTTCCTTTTGTAGTAGACACTAATTTAGGAAGCTCATGGGGAGAGGCTAAATGATAGAAGCCCATGCACAGTATCTAGCCGGCTTAATGGATGGTGAAGGATGGGTGGAATGTAAACGGAAGAATAAAAAATCTACTAATGGTAAAATTTATAGCTGTTGGAGTATTAGAATTGAAATTCAAATGGCCCATCGGGGTGTTATTAAATGGCTCCATCATGTCACAGGGTACGGAAAGTGTTACATGAAAAAGGCTTATCCTCATCAAAATTTTGATCAATGGCGTTGGCGTTGTTCTTTTCGAGATGCTTATAAATTTGCTAAAGCTATAGCTCCTCACAGTATTGTTAAAAAAGAAAATTTACAACGAATAGTGGATCATTATGATAATCAACGCCCTAAAATAATTAAAGTACAACCCACAACTAATGAGCTCTTACATGGTAGCAACACCAAAACATTTGCTAACAACTGAAACCTCGGATAAAAAAACAGTTATTCATCCCTGGTATCAATTATTTAAACATCGATTAGAACTCGTATGGTTTAAAGATATAAGAGTGGGAACGGGCTCTCACTATGAATTTTATATAAAAATTCGTGACTCAATCAACCAAGAAGGGCTGCTGTGTCCTTTAGTTCTTAATTCAGAAGGCTGGCTCATTAATGGTCATCATCGACTTAAAGCGATTAGACGGTTTGGCCATGGTACATTATGCTATCAAGCCAAGACGCGTGATGAAGGAACTTTTTTATCGCATATGAATGTAGCTGCTTGGAATATTCATATTGCCAAAGGCAATATAGAAGATAATCAATTTATGTTTGAGGGAAAAATGCGTAAGTTTACTGAAAAGGTATACCACCTTTTTACAGAGAATATGAGAAGACTACCGGTTAAACGTTAGTCTCTATTCGTTTTGCTCTTCTTCTAATTCATCAATAGCTTCGTCTAAATCTTCAAAAAGAGTTTCCTCTTTAGCTTCTACTTTATCTAGTTCAGCTTTGATTTTTTTTATTTTTTTTAGCGCTTTACTCATGTTGCAATCGAAAGTTTTTCCTCTTGTGCTACTTCATTATCAACTAGCTTTTTAACATCTTTAATTTTAATATCTATCCACTTCATTTCCTCACGTTGCGATGTCAAAGCCTTCTTTGCCCATTGATGCTCCAGGTCTAACTTCGTTTGCACTAATTGTTGTAGTGCCATCCGTTACCTCCTCGTAAGTGATCTGGACTTGTTTTCTTTGGTAAAAGCCCACATCTTCTTTTATCTTTAAAAGACCGTCAGCTGCCTTCTTAATCAGAATCTTAAAGGCGCTGTGTATGTCTTCAGCCTCAATTGTCTCAATATAGAGACGCCCTTGTACTATCACTCTGATACGATAGTACTTCATAAGTAACAATAAGGCATCTTGGGATGCAATGTCAATACTTGTGTCATATGGGTTCTATGGGATTTACCCCTATACAATATAGCTCTAGTTCGCTCATAGAGAGCTTCTGACGCTTATAATAACGCTGGGCGCCATCCATGTAGGCCTTTGCTGCCTTCATGCATGTACGTTCGCTAGAATAGCGAATCTGGGGGGTATGGTAAATGTTCCAGCATTTATCCAAGTCTCCGGGAACTGCGAGGCAAATATGACCAAATAAAATAAAGGCCGTGAATGTCATTTAAGGACCCTACTTTAATACTCAAAGAGTTTCAACCAGTTTACAATTATATTTCATTCCAATTAGGTATTGATTAACATTTTTGTACCCCATTTTAGCCATAATTGAGATAGACTCTTGATGGGCAGCACGAGAGCATTCATACCAACTATTATACATAGTAGGGT